GCCTGGTGGATATGGTTGTGATGGATATGGATGTCCTGCACATCGCGGTCAGCGAGCGCGGTGCCGAGCACCTTGATCTGTACGTCGTTGTTCGCGATCAGGTTGCCCGACACTTCGGTGTAGCGAATGACGCTGTCGGCCGACGCCGCGGTCGCGTCGATCTGGATGCCGATGCCCGCGCCGCTGAACTTGGACGAGAAGATGCTGTTGTTCGTGATCTTGACGCTACCGGTCGCGCTCCAGATGTTGATCTTGTTCGCGCCGATGTCGTTGCCGGTGATGACGGTGTCACCCGACGACTGTGCCAGGTAGATACCGGCCGTCGTGTTGTCGCGAATCATGCTGTCACGGATGACCGCGACGCCGTTGCCGTACGCCTCGATGCCGATGACGTTCTTGCGCAGGTTGACGTTGCGCACCTGGAAGCCGAGGCAATGGTCGAAATGCAGCGCCTTATTGCCGCCGCGAATCTGCAAACCCTCGACGACCATGGCGTCGCTGTTGAGGCAGTCGAACACGTTGACGGTCGCCCCGGCGCCCATGATGGTCGCGCCGCTGGTGGTGTCGAACCAGGAGCCGGAAAAGCCCTCACCCAGCAGGCGCACGTTGCGGCCGGTGTGAATGTCGATCTGCTTGGTCGTCTTGTAGACGCCGCGCGGGAAAAACACGGTGCCGCCGTCGGTGCCGAGCGAGTTGATCGCGGCCTGGATTGGGTTGCTGTCGTCGGCGACGCCGTCGCCCACCGCCCCGAAATCCTTGACGCTGATGCGCTCGCGCAGTTTGTCCTGCATGGCACGCTTGACCGCGCCGGTCCCGGCCTGCGTGAACTGCACGTTCGGCTGTGCGCCGGTCGTCGACACGATGCTCGACGCGGCCGCGACGCCCATGGACGCCGCCAGCATGGCGGCGACGGCAAGTCGGTGAAGGTATTTCATCATTGCTTGATCTCCTGAATGTTCAGTACAGCGGTGTTGCCTGCGTCGCACAGGACGAACCAGGCCGCGCCCGGCGCGTCGTCCTCGAGCCAGGTTTCCCCCGCGTTGATGGTGACGGCCGCGTTTGCGAACGTGGTCAGATTGCTGCCGACCAGGGCGACGGTTTCCGGCCCCAGGTTGCGGATGCGCGCGGCGCGGCGCGTCGCGTCGGCGGCGAGCGCCTGGACGACCACGGCGCTGACGTTGGTCGGCGCTCGGTCGACGACGGTCGCCCCCTTGACCTGCTTGACCGGCACGGCCGTCGCTTCGGTGTTGCTGATGCCGACGTTCGTCGCCGTGACCTGGATATTCGACCCGGCGATGTCGACCGGCACACGCGCGCTTGCGTCGTTGGTGATGGAGACGCCGCCCGCGACGTTGACCTGCGCGCCCTCGGTGAATCCGAGGCTCACGTCGTTGACGCTCAGGAACAGTGCGACGGTGGTGTCGACCTCGGATTGCAGCACCAGGCCGTCGAAGTCGACCCAGCACTTGAAGCCCTTGCGGCGGTTCGGCATGGTGCGGCCGGTGCCGTTGTTGAGCATCGGCGTGATGTCGACGCCGTTGGCCGCGCCGATGGAGTCGACGACGATCAGCTTGCCGGAGACAGGCACTTGCGTCGGCACGCCCCCGGTCAGCTTGTATTGGTAGTAGTTCGCCATGGTTACGCCTTTCGCAATGCGCCGAGCGCGACCATGGCGACCGCCGCCATGACGCCATAGGCGAGCAACTTCTGTTCGCCCGCCTTGCTCTCTTGCCAGGCGGCGGCGAGTTCATCCGTTACGCCCTGGTAGGCTTTCGACACCTGGCTCAGCGCGGCGGTGTTCGCCGAGCTGATCGCCGACACGCTCGACTTGCTGTTGTCGGCGATGACGCCAACCGCGCCCTTCCAGGCCGACGACACGCTCGCGTTGCTGCTCTCGGCCATGTCCTGAATCCGGCCCATCGCGTTTTTGCTGATGTCGATGGTTCCCGCCATTGACCCCGCATAGGCATCCTTGACGCTGTCGAGCGCGTTTTTCGTGGTTTCGGCCATTGCGCCGACGGACGCCGCCGCCGTGCTGGCCGCGCCCTTGCTGATCGCCGACGCGAAGTCGTAGGAGTCGCCGACGACCCCGGCGTCGAGGCTTTGATAGACCGTCGTCTGTTGGCTGTGGTCGTCCGACGTTACGGTGTTCCCGCTGGCCTGCGAGAAGTTGACCGACCCCGACGCCGCATTGATGCGGTTATCTTGGGTCGTACTGGTTTGCGTTTGGCTGCTGTCGCTGTCGCTGTCCGAGCTGCTCATCGTAGTTTCTTCCTCATGACGTAGCTGTCCAGGGTCCAGCCCTGGCGCAGCAGTTTTTTTACCAATCCCTTGCGCCTGGTGTTGATCGCCAGGCGGTCGGCCCGCGCGCATTGCTGCGCTATGTACGGCTCGACGGCCGCGACCAGGTCGACGCCAGGAACAGAACCGGCCGCGCCGACGACGAACACCTCGACGCCCTTTGCGCGCTCGACCTGCTGGAGCGCGTAGCGCGCGACGACCTGGTCGCCGAGCTTGATGTCGAAAAGTTGCGCCCTGGAGAGGCACGCGACCATGTCGCCGAGACCGCCAGTCGTATCGCGGCGCGCGTCGAACGCTTTCGCGTAGGCGGCGCGCGCCGCGTCGTCGAGCTGGCCCGGCTCGATGGTCAGGGTTCCCATTACCGGCGCGCGATCAGCCAGGCGGCGACGACAATGGCCCCCGCCATGAGGAGACTCGACGACGCTTGCGGCTTCGTCGTGGTCGCCCCGTTGTCGCCGTTGCCGGTGACCTGGATGATCCAGTCACCCTCATTCAGCGCGCCCATCCCCCCGCCCGACGCGCTCCCGCCCTTGGCGTCGGAGCTGGCCGACGATCCGAGCGAGAGCTGTAGCGGCGGCATCATTCCCGGCACAGGCATGTCATTTCCCCTTGAGGACGAACGCCAGGCCGATTGCCACCGCGCCCAGGAGCAAGATGCGGCTGTTCTGCATCTGCGCCTGGAGCTGTGGCGTCGCCGTTACCGGCGTGCCGGTGTACATGGTCCCGGTCTGCTGCGCGATCTTCTGCTGATCGCGCAACATGGCGTAGTTCAGCGCCTGGCCGAGCGTGCCGAAGATCGCGTTTTGCCAGGTGTTGTCGACGTAATAGCCGGTGCCGTTGCCGGTCGCCGTAGTCGGCTGCATGGACGGCTCGGAGTTGGAAACGTCAGGAACGACGCCCCAGCTTGCACCGTCCATGTCGAAGTTGATGTCATCGAACATGGACGCCCCCGATTAGTTCAGCTTGCGCAGGTCCGCGACGTAGTCGAGGAACACGGTTGCCTGGCCACCGCCTGCGGTCGTATGCAGGCGCAGCAGGGTTTCCTTGACCTGCGTGGTGTTCAGCATGTTCATCAGGTTGCCGTCGTCGATGAAGTCGAGCACCAGCAGGTTGTTCTGCGGCGCGACGCGGTTGCGCTTCTGCTTGTAGGCCAGCGACGCCGAAGTCGCGCGGATACGCGGCGTGCCGTTGGTGCGCAGTTCGGCGGCGTCGACGGTGCCGGCGTGGTGAATCCATACGCGCTTGATCAGACCGCCCAGGTCGCCCGACGGCAGGCTGTAGTCGTTGTCGCCGTTGACCGACAGCGGAATCGCGAACTTCTTGCGGCGCAAGATGAACGGGTTCTGGGTCGGGTCGCGGTATTCGGCCTCGGCTTTCAGGGTCATGCCGACCGGCGCGGTCGCGTCGATGGTGACCTCGAAGGTCAGCGACGACAGCAGGTTGCGCGGCAGGCTCGACAGGTATTGCGCGGCCGCGCCGCCCTTGGTGTTCGGCTCGGTAAAGTCGATGGTCAGGGTATCGGCCTGCGTGAACACGGCCTGGTAGGCGTCGCGCATCAGGATGAAAGCGGCGGTGTCCTCGTAGAACGTCACGCCGTTGGCCTTGCCCTCGATCTTGCCGATCTTGTCGACCGTCAGACCGCCGCCCAGCTTCAGGTGCAGCTTGTCGAAGGTCGCGTTGTACGACAGTTTCAGGATGCCGGTGTTACCCGGCGTGCAGTTCTGGAAGTCGATCATTTGATCGTAGAACATGGGAAATACTCCTCTACTTGCGTTGTTGTTTTCGTGACTTGTCCAGGTAAAAGCCCTGTTCTGTCACGCGACATGTGACACCAGGCGCGAAATTAAGCGCCCGGCAGGTAGTCGCCGACGACCGGAATCTTGAAAACCTTGTCCTGGATGACGGCAACGGCCACGTATGCGGCGAGCGCGATCAGCGCGGTATGAATGACGGCTTTGTCCATGATTGCTCCGAAAAAAAGTTATGAAAGAGAAACAGGTTGCACAGTGCCACGGCCGAGCCTCGGCGCGCTATGGCCTGTTACCGTTCCTGTTCCTGTTCCTGTTGGAGCCTTGTTGATGCCCCGGCGCAACGAAAGGTCAGGATTCTTGTGATAGAACTCGTATTTCGGCAGCTTGCGAATGAGCGTCATCGCCTTGACGCGCTGTGCGCGCCCGCCCGGCCCGGTCGCGGCCCATTCATCCTCCAGGCCCAGCGCGTCGGCCATGACCTTTGCGTCGTTGTCGTAGTTGACGCGGTAGCACCGGATTTCCGAGCAGTTGCCCATGAAATCCTTGTCGACGTTCGCCGGTCGCTGGGTCACGCCGATCAGGGTCAGCCCCTGGTGACGACCGGCCGTCGACAGGTTGCGCCAGGCAGGCGGCGACCAGCTCGGCATAGTGACGCGGCTCAGCTCCTCGACCAGGATCGTCCAGCCGGTCAGCTCCCACGCGATCCGACAGAACAGGTCGAATTGCTTCTTGACCGACTTGTCGTCGCCCTGCGGCACGTAGACGACCGCGCGCTTGCCCGCCTTGAGCCGCGCGACCAGGTCGGTGATTTTGGTCACGACGACGCCCCGGCAAAATCCGGCGTAGTTGTCGGTTTTCTCCAGCGGCGACCAAATCAGCAGACCCGAACTTGCTTTCATCGCGGGTTTCAGCAGGTCGGCCTTGATGTAGCTGGATTTTCCGACGCCGGATGCCCCGATGACCGCGACGATCTTGGCATCGTTCGCGGTGCCGCCGCTGATTGGCTTCGCGGCCTGCGGCTGCACGCCCTCCCCGACCAACTCCCATTCTGCGGCCTCGACCTGGTCACCAGGCGCGGCGACCGCCGCCGCCCTGGCCTTGCCGAGGAGCGTCACGGCGCGGCCTCTTGCAACGGTGCGCCCTCGCGCATCGGCTCGGCCCCGGCCTGGTCGATGCTCTTGGCCTGCGCCTGCGTCGCCGCCTTGCGTGCCTTGACGGCCTGGACGACCGGCAGCACCAGGCCGAACGACGCGAACGCGACCGCGATTTCAGGCCCGAAGCGGCTCACGCCGTCACCCCACCCGTATTTCTGGCTGAGTGCTTCCATGGCCTCGCCCCACTGCATACAGGCGGCGTCGTTGTAGGCTTCGCGCACTTCCGGCAGCGCGACCGACAGCGCGCCCCCGATGCCCTTTGCCAGCATGGCCCAGCCGACCGCGCCCGCCATGGGATTTTCAGGCCCGGCCGTTGCCTGTTGCTGTTGCTGTTCCTGTTGTCCCTCCAGCGCGGCGGCTTCGCCCGCGATGCCGTCGAGCGCGCCTCCGGTCGGGTCGACCTGGTTATCGTTTTCCATCTGCTTTCCCCTTCACAATCGGTTGAAGCCCTGCGAACCATGCGGCGCGCGGCTTCGGCGATGCCCCTGCGGCTTGCGTAGCGGGCGCAGGAGCGTTTTTTTCGGCCGGTGCGGGCGTTTCCTTGTCCGACCCCGTTTTAACGTCCTGCGCGGCCTCCTGCGGCTTCGGCGCAGGCTTCGCGGCCGGTGCAGGAGCCGCAGGCGGCAAGAACGTCGGAATTTCCAGCGGCAGGCCACCGGCCGACGGCTTGGCCGGTGCCGGTCCTACCGGCCGCATCAGCTCCAGGAGCCGCCCCGACCGGTAATCGTTCCTGGTGAACAGTTGCTGGGAACAGTCCGGGCAGTAGCCCATGGCGTGACCGTTCTTGTCCTTCTTGATGTCCATGTCGAGCCCGCACACCGGGCAGTCGATATGGCCGAGGACTGGCGTGCGGTGCGCTCCCATGTCAGCTCCCGGTGTTCAGCAGGCCGAAATGCGACAGCAGCAGGTCGAGCTTGTCGTCGACGCGCAGCAGCATCGCCTCGGCGCGCATGGTGCGCTCGTCCAGCGCGTCGAATTGCTCCAGGCGGCGCACGATTGCATCGCGGGCGCCCTCGACCAGGTTCTCGATTTCGAGCAGGTGGTCGGCCAGCTCGTCGCCCGCGTCTCGCGCCTGGTCGACGCCCTCGACCGCCTCGGCGGTCGGCGCGCGCTCGATGTTCGCGCCCTGCGCGTCCATCGTCAGCAGGCTACCGTCGCCGAGGACGAGCGCCGCGACCTGGTTGCCCTCACCAGTCACATGACCGGTGACATCCGGCGCGGTCACAGGACCGGTGACGCCGTCGAGCGTCGCGCCGCCCGCGTCGGCGTGGTCGGCCGCGCCCATGTCGGCCGCGCACGCCTGGCGCATCAGCATGTTGGTGACCGGGTGACCCACTTCTACCGCTTGCAGTTCGTTCTGTTCCATGGTTACAGCTCCTTTGCCAGTTGTTGAAAATCGTTGAATTGCGCCAGCTTCACGAAGAATTCACGCACAGGGCGATTCATCTTGAGCAGCAGGCCGTACTGCTTCACCAGGGCGACCGCCTCGGCCTCCAGGCGCTTTGCCTGGTCGGCCCGCAGGACCGCCGCCGCGTCCTCGTCAATACCCATTTGCCATTACCTCCAAAAATTCGGCGCACTGCGCCCACGCGGCCGACGCATCCTCGCCCCGACCCTCCAAAAACTCAGCCTTACCGGCCCACGCCTCGACCCCGGCGCGCGCCATTCCGTAGAAAATTTCGTCCTCGGTGAAGAATCCCCCCGCCGCCTCGACCTCGGCGAACGACTCGGCCGGGTCAAAATCGGGTATTGGCTCCTCAAAACCGGCCCACCAGTACGGGTCGCCGACAGGCTCGGCACGCTGACGCGTACAGTTATTCAAAGGACTCCGAGGCGACTTGCGACCGACGCGGGTCCAGGTGTAGCGCGTCGACTCGCAAACGACCTCGGGCGCGGTCGCGCCATAGATTCCATAAGGCTCAGCCGTCACGATGACGCCGTAGCGGCCTGGCTTGACGATGCCGTCGACCTCGGCGATCCGCACCAGGTAGTCGCGGCCCATGTGTACGCCGCCCTGCGCCCTGATGTATTCGGCGAAGTCGGCCGCGTGCAGGATCAGCGGCTTTCCGTCGACGGTCGGCCCCTGGCCCTCGATCCGGCGCGACGCCAGCAGAGCGCGCTGCACGTAATCCGGCGCGGCCGCGTGCTCCTCCTTGACCCGGCGCAGTTCGCGCCACACGGTCACAGGCGGCATTCCCAGCCCTTGAAACTGCCGGATGCCCCACACCGACGCCCAGGCGTCGACGCGCTCGCACGCTGGCGTGACGCCGTCGACCATGGCCTGTCCCTCCTCGTCGAACGCGCCGCCCTGGCTGTCGTCGATGTTCTTGCCGACATACTTCGCGATGTAGCCCGCCGCCGTCCCTTTGGCCGGGTCGATCTCGACGAACTTGACTCGGTTCGTCACTGCGCCCGCCTCGGTGCCGTCCTCGGCCAGCCAATGAACCGACATGTTGCGCTTGAACGTCTCGACCTGGTTGCGCGGCATGAACAGGAGCATGTGCCAGTGCGGCGTGCCGTCGTGGTGCGGCTCGGCGATGCGGAACCCGTACGGTGCCAGGCCGTCGCGGTCGTTCTGCGCCCTGGTGCGGGTCCAGGCCAGGTTCAACCAGGCTTGCGCCTGGCGCGGCGTCGGCGATCCGGCGTCGGCATACTTCGGATTGAATTCCCCGGTGCCGTGCAGGACCGCGTGATATTTCGACGGACAGGTGCCGGTGACGAACAGGCCCACATGCCCATATTCCCGCGCGACCTCCTCGCACCCCGCCATGCGCAGCATTAGCTCGCCCTTGCGGTTGCTCTTGTTCGCCATGCCCTTTTGCGCCAGGTCGTACAGGCTGAATTCCTGGCCCTTCTCGTTGCGCAGCATCGCGCCCTTGAGCGCGGCATTGTTGCGCTCGTTCTGCTGGCGGCGGCGCGCGGCCGTCTCGTCCGAGCAGTAGGAGCCGGTTTTGACGGAGACGAACCCGAGCAGCATCGCGGCGTGCTCAAACGCGCGGCCGTGCGCTCTGCGCAGGCCGAGCCGCCACCATGCCGGGTCCATCATGCGCTTGACGGCCTCGCCGTCGTCCTCGCAGGTCGGCGGCTCGATGCCGCGCAGGCGGCAGATGTCGGCCAGGCGGTCGCGCGGCGTCTTGAGCTTTGCTGGACCGTGCGCGGCGTAGGTCGCGAACTCGGCCAGCGGCAGGCCCGCGCAATCGCTGGCGTATCGCTCAGCCATGACGCACAGGCGCGCGTCGGTCGCGTCGACCGGAATCGGTGCGCTTGTGATGGCGTCGAGCATGTTCGCCAGGCTCTTGTAGCGCGCGGCCGCGCGGCCGTGCCGGTCGTCCTCGCGATCCGGCCCGACCCGGCCCGGCCTGGCCTGCGCTTTCCGCAAGACCTCGACCGACGCCTCGACCTCTTTCCAGCTGGACGACAGGCGCGTATAGGCCACGCGGCCCCACCGCGACGGCAGACCGGCGACGACGCTTACACGACGCTCGCGCGGTTCGCCGTCGACGGTGTCGACGAATACCTGTTGCTCGATGGTCGGCATCAGTCGCCCGCGATCCAGTCGGCCAGGGCGCACCAGGCCGCGACCGCGAACACCCACCCGGCGAAGTTGACCAGGTCAGCCATTAGTGCAGCGACCCCTTACGGCCCTGTTGCTGTTGCTGTTCCTGTTCCTGTTGGAGCCTGGCGAACTCGGCGCGGCGGCGCGCGGTCTGTTCCTGTTGCTGTTCCAGTTGGATTTGCCGAGCCTGCGCGCCCGCCAGGTCGACGACCGGGCGATGCTCCTCGGCGATGCCGCAGCACTGGCGCAGGGTTTCCATGTGCATGACATGGAAGGTCAGCGCGGTATGCATCCGCGCACGTTCTTGGACGGTGAAGGTCGACAGCGCGTTGTCGGCGCGCGCCTGGTCGAGCTTTGCCAGGCCCAGCGCCCGACGGCGCTCGATGGACGGCATCAGCTTCCACCACATTTCGCGGCGCGCTTCCTCCTCATCCGCGCGCATGACTTGCGCGAGTGCATCCTGTTCAAGTTGACGGCTGGTGCCCATGGCGTTTTTCCTGGTAGAAAGATGCCAGGTGTTGACCCTCCTCAGCCGCGCCCCCGCGACAGGTCAACACCTGGAAGCCGCCATGTTGTCTCATGACCATTTACGTAGTCAACAGAAATATTTCTGTCAAGCACGTGCAACTACCCCTTTACAACTTGTTACCGTTCTGATTCACCTTTCACGGAATTAAGTTGATTGTCACAGGACTTTGAATTAAAGTTTCTCTCTGTTTACAAATGTGTACGATTCTCACCGATTCTCACATTTTCACTGTTGCTTTTCGCTCACACATTCCCACGCCCCAGGAGTCACCGCCATGCCCTCAACCGTCCAATACCTCGACGCCGTACGCGCCAAACACATGATTTCCAGTGACGCCGAACTAGCCCGCACCCTCGGCGTGCAACGGCAGACGATTTGCCGCTACCGACTAATGCCGGTCAGCATGGATGACGAGATAGCGATGCGCGTCGCGAATCTCCTCGGCATACGCCCCGCGACGATCCTCCTCGACATGTACGCCGAGCGACAGCGGAACCCAGCAATCAAGGCGGTTTGGCAGCAGGCCGCAGACGAACTTAGAGAACATGCACATTGACCAGGCTCCCGCAAAAAAGCCCGGTAATGCCGGGCTTTTTTTTTGGGTCTGCACTCCCTCCCCTACCGCTTGCGGGTCAACTGATTGCGCAGGATTTCCTCGATTACCTCTCTCTGCGTGCGCTCCGGCCTGGTCGACGTTGCCGCGCATCTCGCCTTGAGCGCCGCGACCAGGTCGGCCGACAGCTCAAACGTGACCGTCTCGACGCCTGCGGCTTTCGCCCTGGCCCTCTGCGCCGCTTTCCTCTCTGCGGCTGTCATCGGGTTTTGCACGGCCGGTCGACCCCGCCTCGGCGTGATCATGTCGGCCGTTACCCTGTCCTCTGCTTGCTTCGCCATGCTTCCCCCCTGTTGTTGATGCCCTATTTTATGTGACTTGTCCGAACAATTCAATCTCTGTTGGACATGTCACGCGATAGGTGACGTAAAAAAACCCAGCACAGGCCGGGTTTTTCGGTGTTCATCCGTTGCCGCTGATCCTGTTCGCCAGGTAGCGCGCGACCAGGTAAAGCGCAAGCGCCCCGGCCGCGATCTTGACCGGCGTGGTCATGCGATCTTGGCCTTTACTTCCAGCTTCATCAGCCTGCGCTCCGTGCGCAGCACCCAGCCCGCCGCCGCCAGCCCGCCCGACAGCACGCCCGTGCTCGTCAGGAGCGTGACCAGCTCCAGCGCACTCATGCGTTGTTCTCCGGCAGGAACACGGCCAGCGCGCCCGCCAGGGCGACGCCGATCTGCTGCACAGCATCCGCTTTCGCCGGGTCGCCGCCCAGCATCACGGCCAGCGCCGCCAGGCCCGCCCAGGTGGACGGCTCTTTCAGTCGTTTCAGGAATTTCATGGTTTGCCCCTTTGGTTTAGAAAAGCACTGCGCCCTGGTCGTTCTTGACCGTCAGGCTGTTGGAAGTCACGAACTGCTGCAACTGCGGAAAACGGCTCAGGATGAACGCCGCGCCCAGCACGCCCAACAGGACGATGATGATTTCGCGGCCGACCTCCGGCCCGGTCGGGATGATTTTTTCAAGTTTCATTTTCAATGGGTCCAATCGTAAATAGCCGAGCCAGCATTGCCGCCGACGCCGCCCAGGAAGTCGCCAGCAGGACACGCAAAGGACGCATCCCAGTACCGGCCCTCGTCGAGCGCCTTTTGACACTCGGTCTTGTTGGTGCGCGGGATGCCGACGGCGTCGCCGACGCCCAGCACGACGCCCGCGCCCGCGTTTACGACGGCCTCACCCACCGCAGCCCCCGCATCCGCAGCCACATTCGCTATCCCGTTTTTTTTTACCAGGATGAACAGGGCGAGCGCCGCCAGGCCCGCGCCCAGGATCAGAAAACGCTGTTCGGTCATACAGCCCCCTGGAAAATGGTGTTGATGTCGGCCAGGTCGTAGAAATAGCCGTCCTGGTCATTGCCCCGGATTTCGATAGGTGCCGGAACGTTGATTGCTGGCCCGACGATGCCGGTATTGCCCGGCGTCGTCGCCTTGTGCTGTTTCCACAGCATGTATCCCACCGCGACGACGGCCGCGCCGAGAATCAGGTCGTACATGTCGTCTCGCGTCATGCCAGGTTCCCTCCTGCGTTGATGTATGCCGCCTGGAGCGTCGCCAGGCTGTTTTCACGTTGCCCGTATCCCGCGCCCGGCAGGCTTGCCCACTCCTTTTTGCACTTCGCGATCGCGTCGGCGAACCGGCCCGCGCGAACGTCGGCCAGCGCGCCCCGTTGCTTGATCAGCTCGACGGCCGCGCGGTCCTGCGACGCGGGCGAGAAGTCGACCAGGCCGAGTTTTCCCGCTACGCCGTCCCAGGTGCGGCGCAGGATCTGATACGCCCCGGCCGCACTGGACGAGTAGCCCAGGTTCGGCAGGTAGACGAGCTGTCGCGGGTGATCCGCGAAGCTGTCGAATTGCCCGCCGCCGACCAGGGTCGAGTAGCCGTCGGCCCCGGCCGTCCCTTCCGAGACGCGAATCGTCTTGAGGAACGCTGTCACGTTCTGCTGTTCCCACTGTGTCATGTATCCCCCATCCGTTATGTCATCCCACAGTGCCGACGCCTGGTCGATCAGGTCCGGCTCCTCGTAGGTCGGGTCGTCCTCGTCGTCGCCGCCGCCCTGGATCAGCATGTAGGCGACGACGACCGCCAGGCCGATGACCAGGGCATGTTTGCGGCGGTCCATTACTGCAACGCGCCGCTGATCGCGGTGCCGTCGGCGTCGCTGGTCGGTGCGCCGACCTTGGCGCGCAGTCGGCCGTTGCCGTCGAACCACATGTGGAATCCGCCCATGATGATGTGCGCGTTATTCCAGGCGCTACCGTTGGCCGCGTCGAAATACAGGTTCTGATTCTTGAGGCTCGACTGGTTGCCGCCCTGGCTCGGCAGGCGCAACTGCGTGACCGGCGCGGTCGTGCTCAGCACGTAATTGCTCAGGTTGCCGCCCAGGTTGTCGGCGACGAAGTTGGCGCGGCTGTTGCTGTCCTCGCTGTAGATGCCGGTATTCGACTGGAATGCGTTGCCGGTGATGCGGTTGTTCTGCGACATGTTGCCGACGGTCGTGCTCGTCAGCTTGATCGCGGTGCCGCCCTGGTTGGTGAATTCGTTGTTGTCGATGCGGCCCCACTGCACCAGGTCGAACACGACGCCGTCGGCGTTGCCGTTGCGGATGAAGTTATGGTCGACAAACACGCCCTCCAGGCAGTTGACCGCCTTGATCGCGTAATCCCGCAGGCCGATGAAATTGTTATGGTCCAGGTGTACGCGCTTGGCGTTTTGGATCAGCACGCCTTGACCGTAGGCGAAATTGTTGTCGAACGTCTCGCCGCCGTCGTCGGCCTGGTGGATATGGTTGTGATGGATATGGATGTCCTGCACATCGCGGTCAGCGAGCGCGGTGCCGAGCACCTTGATCTGTACGTCGTTGTTCGCGATCAGGTTGCCCGACACTTCGGTGTAGCGAA